ACATCGAGGAGAAGACCCTGGTCGAGCTTCGGGACCTGCGGAGGTTGTGCAGGTCGTTTTAACCACACCTCCGGTTCCCGCAGGTGTGGTTTTCGGGGCGATTACTCGAGTCCGCAATTGCCTGCACACCCGGTGCACAAGTTGGGCAGCCTCACCCAGCATGAATCACCCGTTGCGGTATCGTTACAACATCTCACCCAAACCTCTACATCGTTGACGTGCAAATCGTTGTCCCCGATGGAATCAACGAATGCCTGCACGAATGGGTGATCTGTGTAGGGCTTGCCGTCAAAATCCATGAGCTGTAGCAGCATCTTAATGCTTGGCCAGTCCATTTCGGTCTCTGCAAACACGTAACCCGGGTAATTCATTGTTGTCACGTTCAGGTAAACCTGCTGCTCGAAATACATGATATTACTATCGGCAGGTTTTGTCAACCAAACACCGTTGCCGGTGGAGGTGTCGCCTATAAACATGTCTGCCCCATAGTAATTGAATTCTATCTGTTGAGGGTCGATGTCGTACTGTCTGTTTATATCAGCATCCATGGTTTTCATGGTTTGAGATGGTTTTGTGCAAGCGAAAAGAAACGCTGCGAGTAAAGCAGGAAATAGAAGTTTAGGTTTCATATAGATTGATTTTAAGGTAAAGTGATTCCGATGTCATTGGCAATTTCTTCGAGGTAGCAACAGATCATATTGCACCCGTAACTAATGTTGGCTCCCCAATTATACGTAGTCTGGCCATTGATTAACCGCTCGCCAACCCGTGTTCCGGTGGTAGGGTTTTCAGTATTTATTTCAAGCGTCTTGATATAATTGTTGGACGTTGATCCATGAATACGACCGACCGCATAGTTTTTTAATAGGTCAACCTCTGAGAGTCTCGGAAACCTGAACATTGGATGCAAGGCTGTCATTTCACCATAATGCTCTTGATTGGTACCGTTAACAGTAAAACTCATCGGCATGTTTGACCCTTCGTAGTAGAAAAGCTCCTGTAGCCAATCTATGTAATAGAGCTCGCCCAAATAGGTGCCGGTCTGAAACCGGTTAAGATTTCCATCGGGACGCGGGTTGTCCGGGTGAAGGGTTAAGAAATCCGTAAGCTGCTTACATTTTATGCGCCCGTCAATGATCACATTATCAAATCTGCCTGCTGCATACAGGTAATCCAAGTCCCCATTGTAGCTATGCGATCCACGCAGCTGTATAGGAAGCCTTAATGGTGCAGCTTTGGCTGTGCTATTGGTGCGGAAAGCATTGTAATTGCTTTCCAGGGAGAAATCAGCACTGGTGATGACGGCCTCGGTGGTGGGGCATGTTTTGTATTCCTCTATGAATGCATCGATATCGGGGTTTGCAAGGAGTGCTGTTTCATTGGCGGGATCATCGAGGTCGGCCGTCTGCAGCACGTTGGGAAAGTTGAACGGGGTGCAGATCATGGGCTCGCCCACGGCTTTCTCTACGATGGTGCCGTCACTATCGGTGTGCTTGACAACGGTCTGGATGTTTGGCTCGAAGTCTTCGTCACCTGGTGCGAGGGGATTGAGGATGTCGAAAAGGGGATCGTCCTCGATGTCGGGATCCTGCTCCCCCTCCTGGACATCGAGCGCGGGGTTTTCGACCTCGATGTATTCATCTTCTTTATACCAGGAAACAAGGCTTCGGAACATGAGCTTGTTCAGCACATCGCGGCCACCGGTCTCGATGGGATCAGGACCGAGAAAGTTCATTGTACTGAAGTTTACACCGGAGACATTGTGCAGCACTTCATGTACCCGGCCCATGACGTTGATGTGGTCCAGTGCATCGTCCTGCGTTTTGCTGCCATGGTGTGACCGGCCTAGAGAGTTATCCCATACATAGACATCGATGATCACTTCTCCGTCCTGGCTTTTGACACCTTTGCTGCCTGCTTCACCCGGGATGCGCAGTTTGAAGAACACTGCAGGGAACGGCAGCCGGTCGTAGTCGGTTCCTTCGGCATCGGACATCATGCCGACCTGGTTACGCCATACATCTATCCACTTCACCTCGGGAATGTTGGCATCGATGATGCCCATCAGTTCCTGGTATAGCGCCTTGAAAATGTTCATTGGTTGAATCTTAGGGTTGTGTTTCCGAATATCTTGAACTCTTCTCTTCTGAATTCCGAGATGACAAGGTGGTTGAGCTCTTCGGTCAGCATGCGACTGTTGCCAATGAACTGGCGTTTGGGCATGCGGAATGAGAAGAACCTCTTCCTGGTGAGCGCCATGGCCTTCCACATCTCATCCCCGGTACGGTAATACATGGCCCAAAAGTATTTGCGTGACCTGGCGCTGATTTTGAAGGTGACGATCTCTCCATTGTTGTGGATGTTGGCATAGTTGACCTGGTCATTGCCAACAGTAATACGGGCCTCGCCTTCAGTATAAGTGGACCTTAGCGATGCCCGCATGGCTCCGGAACCGATGAGTATGCCCTGGCTGCGCTTGCCGAATGTGTTTCGTTTACCGGACTTGGTCGCTTTCCAGGGTCGGAGGCTTTTGTCGGTCCATCCCTGCAGGTCGAAAGCGCGATCGAAGAACTGCTCCGCATGGTTCGCTGCCTTAATAGGTACGGTTCGTTTGGCGAAGCGCTCCATGTGATAAGCTGCACGGCCGAAATCGGGTAATTCAATGACTACTTCAGGCATCTGGTGATGGGTTTATGTTGCGGATAAGAATGCCTGTGCGCTCAGCATCGATGTCACCAGTGACGGTGTACCAATCCCGGAGGGTGATCTCACCTGCAGTGACCTCCACTATGACCACCACGGGCGATGGATCGTAGTGTTTGATGTACTTGTATACATAGGTGCCGTTGGCTTCTTGGATGAGAAAGACCTCATCGGGGAAGAGCAATGCCTGGTCAACGAAGTCTACCAGGTTTACCGCAGCAGCTTCACCGGCAGCAGCTCCAGCCAGGACGCCCTGGTATTGCTTCCAATGGATGTTGACCGGCCGCTTTGCATAATCGAGCACACGGACCTTGAGCGGATCCTTCAGCCCGTTCAGTCCGAATTTCGATTTGAACCAAGCTTCGGCATACTCGAGAGTACGCTTCGGGATGATGAGCCGCGCAAGGGTGGGCAGCAGATCCGTGTATGACTTCAACCCATTGTTGAGGATGCTGAAAGTTTCATTCCAGGAAGCGCGGAGGTCTTCGGCCGTGGTGTAGAACGACTGCGGATCGTAAACGATGCCATCCTTGGCGCGGTTGCGATCGAAGCCGGTCTTGCGCATGCGATCCAGTTCATCCTGGCCGAGCAAGGACATTGCCTCGCTGGCCTCGGTGAGCGCACCCTGCGGAACCGAGGGGAGCTGTGCCACAAAGCAGCGGCATCGCCAGCCATTGGGCGGATAGATGGTATCCCATACCGGGTGGTCGACCGGTGCGGTGAATCCATCCAGGACAGCGTGCTCCACGCGCACACGCCCATCGCGCTGTGTGCGGTACTGCAGGTAAGGCAGCACATCCTTAACCGATTGCTGCTCGAGCCACCGGGCCGCATTGATGCCGGTTTGCCTCGCGGTGTAGTATTCGGTTGTGAGCCAATTGCGGTTGAAGTCTTGCAACGCAGGTGATACGGTATTGTAAAACTCTTGAAACGAGCTTGCAGACTTCACCGTGTCGTTGAGGAAGGTCATCATGGCCGTGCTCTTGGCCGCACTGAAGTGGTACACATTGGCGTGCATCATGGCGCGGGTGACGTGGTCGGGCGCGTTGAGATCGGCATTGGCCGTCCTGGAAGCGAGCTGCGAATCAATCGCTGTAATGTATTGCCCGCTGAGCCAGCCATAATATTCCTGGCTGAACGGCTTTCCTGCCTGGTGGTCCTCCCACAGGCGCTGGTTGATGCTGTCGATATCGGCCGTGATCCGGAGGCGCTGCCGGTCGCCTGCCATGACACGATGGATGTGCCCAACGGATGCACACTGATGGCCATGGTCATAGACCGGGAGACGGAGCCGGGGGTGATATGTGGCTTTTACTTTCCCGCATCACCGCCTCCATCGGGTGCGGGTTCGGATCCGGAATAGGTTCTGCGGCCGACAATGGTGATGCCGGTCTTGCGGGTGATCTCCTCGTAGTCGAGCTCGAATAGGAAGCCGAGCTTATAGACTGCATTGATGTAATCCTCTAATGGCAGCTCATAACTATCGTCCCAATCGAAATAGTGACCGGCCAGCGGTCGGTATACCGGGGAGATCTCCTGGAGCCTCCAGAGCAGCTCATTGTTGATGTGTGACTTGATCCGGAGGCGGTCGGCCTTGTGGCGGTCATCGGCCACATCCTTCAGGATGGCCAGGGATCCATAGGTGCCCTTGTTGTCGGAGTGGCTTTGGGTGCCGTCCTGGCCAAGGATGTATTTGTTGATTTCGCTGTTGCAGCGAACGTTCATCTCATCAAAGATCTTGTGGGGATCGGTGCGTGCCATCTCCATGAGCTTCAGCTCCTCGTCCTTGTTTAATACCCCCCAGCCGGCAAGTCCCATTTCCTTCATGATGATGCCGAGTTGTTTCTTCCGTGCATCGTTGGTGGACGGTGTGGTGACCCACCGGAACGGGTTGCCAAACTTGTCCTGCATCACCTGCCAGGCACCCATAGCGAAGTTCTTCGCTATGGTGACGGGCACCACACGCTGGAGTGTACCCAAGCTTGCCGGATCACCGACACAAACATAGAAGCGCATGATCCTGGGATCATCCAGGGACCACCCGGTCTCGTCACTGGCTTCCTTGACGATGATGCCTTGCTTCGGCTTAAAGTGCTTGCGAGGGATGAGGGTAACCTTCGCGATAAAGTTCTCATCGTCCAGCTCGATGATCTCTATGACACCAGGACCGAAGAACTCGGATTCCATGGCATAACGAAGGTAGTTTCTGAACCACTGTGCGTCCAGGAGTGGAAGCAGATCAGGATTCGCTTCCTTCGTTTTCTCGTTTACCACACGGAAACGGGACCCAAGGATCTTGAGGATACGACTTTCAAGAGCTGCGTTGAGGTTGAGGTCATACATGCACTTGTCATAGATATCCAGCAGCTTGCTGCGATCGGGCCGCTCGGCATTGGTCGCTGTTGCCACGGCTGTCTTGAACTGCTTTAGATCGATGGCCGACTGCAGTGTGTTCGTTGGTTTGATCAGTGTGCTGATCTGCTCCGCATGTCCCCTGCGATATGCTTCGGCAAGGAACTCGTGTTCACTGGCTTGTTTAAGCGCCTCATTGGTGGAAGGCCTGATGCGGTCGATGATGGATGTGAGCATGCTCATACTAAAAAGTCATTTGGGCTTAAAAAGCCGTATTGAATGGTTTCGTTTCCTTCACTTTTCTCCGGAAGGATAGGGTTGTCTATGCCGGTGCGCACGTTCTCGAGCCAGGCCATGGCTTCCTTGCGGGCTTCGATGATGTGTTTGGGCATCATCGTGTTATTCACGCTCCGGATGGCGTTGTAAACCGTGAGCGATACACAGTGCTGCACCAGGAGCGGGTGTCGTGGGTCTTCTTCCGTCCAGTTGTCCGGGTCGTCCTGGGGTTCGGTACCGGGTACTGCAGCAGCACCCGAAATGAAGAAGCCGGTTCGTGGTATTTCGACAGCCTCGGTACCCGTGCCCTCGGTGATGATCCACTCGTGGTAGACATAGGTATCTGGCTCATAGTCAGTGTCCGGATCCCAGGCAACGATCTCGATGAGCTCCTGCATGATCTCGAGCCTGCGGTTGAGCATGGAGATGATGGTGGACAGGGCCTGCTGCTCGGCCCGCTTCAGCTCATTGTCCTTGTTGTCGGCAATGGCAGGCAGGAGGAGCTCATCCAGGATGAGTGCATTGATGTCCTTATGGGTAACGAATCGGTAGATCATGGCTTGGCGGGTTTAATGCCGGGTTTAGATTTGGGCTTCTTGACTTCGTGGATGCGGCTGATGCTGAAAGTGACTTTCTCTTTAAACTCCTTCTCCGCATCGGCTTTATTCCAGTTCATCTGGTCGATGGGGATCTCGTGCACCAGCAGGCCCTTTACATACACGCCTGCCACCACCCGGTAATGCTTCTTTACCCGGTTCCTCCGGGCCTTTTCAAATAATGTTTTGAGTCCTAACATTTGGTGTTTATTGGGGTTAGTATATACCGGTTCGTTGTTCCCTGGGGCCGAGCTGCGGGAGGGATGAATCATCGTTAAAGCCTATCTGCTGCGATAGGAATTCAATCGCTTGCTGCTCGGCATCGGGCGCATCGTCATGACTGCTGTAGCCTGGCTCGATGCCCTTGAGCTGCGAGATGGCCGTCTGCATGTCGTTGGATCCGATCTGCCTGCGGTCATACTTGATGCGCCTTGCCTGGTAGTGTGGCACCATGGTAAGGATGCGATCGTATTTGTTGCCTTTCGGTTTATCGGCCTGGGCAATATTCAGCCAGTAGCCGTGCCGGTCTTTGGCTGCCTTCAGCTCCATCCGGACGGCCTCGTTCCAGAACTGGCTTTCAAAGCGCCAGTGTATTACTGCCGTTTTGGGCCAGGTCTTTTCTATTTCATACATCCAATCGAGCACCTGGCTCATGAGGCATTGGCGGCAGAAGGTGAGCAGGTGGTAGAACTCTTCGTTCTTCAGGCCCATGATGCGGACGGCATTGAAGTCTGCCGTCTGCTTGTCTGGGCCGGCAAGGTCCCACTGGCCGATGATGCAGTCGAACGAATCCCTGCGCTCGACATCGACCCACTCGATCATTTCATCGGTGAAGATCTTACCCTCGATCTTCGGGTGGTTGTTATATTCTGCGTCCAAGGCGATGGTGCCGATCTTGGACTCGATCTTTCGATAATAATCCTCCGGGTATTTCTGGTGCCAACGGGGTTTCCGTAAAGGGCCGGGGCATGCGTCCACTCGGCTCACCTTCCAACTTGGGTGTTTTACCCGGAGGATTTCCTGCACCGTGACCGGTGCGAAGTAGTTGTTCACGATCAGGAGCCTCTTAAGGGCTCCATCCATGGTTCCATATAGCGCTGTTTCGATCCACTCAGCGGTATCGGTCATGCGCCTGAGATTCTTGACGGTTTGCTTGTTATCGCAGTCATCCACTATAATGATGGTAGGCCGAAGCTCCCGGACCCGAAGTCCACGCACATCCTGCCCCATACCGATGGCCTGACCGATGAACTTCTTATCGCTGATGAACACACCGGCCGACCATTCACCGGCTCCCTTGAAATCACCGAAGTCGTGCTTGATCTTGGGGTTAGCCTCCAACTCCGCCTGTATGTCACTGAGCAGCCGCTGCGCTTTGTATTCATTCTCACCGACAATGACCAGGTAAACAGGTTCCCCGTTGAGCCAAAGCCAAAAAGGGATGAGGATGTCGCAGTGAACGGATTTTGCCAATCCACGCCCCCAACGCACGCTGCCGGTGTATTCCTGGTCGCGTTTGACATCCCTGGCGAGGTCCACCTGGAAGTCGGCCGTGGGGGCTGTGGCGTAGTGCTTGAAATAGTATGATACGCAGAAAGCATAGTCCTTTCTCGCCCGCTCGATACGCGCTTGTTGTTCCTGGTAGGTCTCACCGGCACGGGCTTCCTCAGTCTTGCGGATGAGGTCGAGCTTGCGGAGGTATTGCTCTTTAAATTCCTGTTCCCTGCGTGTCATCCGAAGTCGCGTACTATTTCATGGAGGTAGTCCTCCTGGAAGTCGATGGTCTTGAGGTAGAGCTCGGGATCCCGCTCGCGCATGCGGTTGAACAGGTGGTCCATGCAGCGCATGCGCGTTTCCAGGGATATCTTACCGTCCTCCCGGGCAATGGTCTCCAGGCGCTTGTTGAGCTTGGCGATCTCATCGGTGATGCGTGAGATGCGGTCGAGGTCTTCTTCCGATCGATCATCGCGCGGGATCTTCTGCAGGTCGAGGCGCTCCTCGCTGAGGCCCTCGAGGATCTCGAGGATGGTCTTTCGCTCTTTCTCGGGACCGATCTGCCGGTTTGTGCGCTCCTGCTTCCAGCCGTATTTATTGACCCAGGCACCCACGGTGTTCTGGCTCAGGCCCAGCTTTTCAGCAATGTCCTTGGCTGTGAAACCCTCGCGTACATACATGTGGTGAGCTGCCCTGCGCTCATTGTCCTTTGCCATGCTGGCAAAGGTCATGTGTTGGCATGGCGGGCAAAAACAGTCGTGAGATGGTATAGGGAAAAGCGCTATACCATATCGGGAAATCCCGATATGGTCGGACAACTGTTTGTGAGGGTTTCAAGGCCGCCTGACTTTTGTGCCATCAGTCAATGAAACGCACATTCATATATGCAGGCATACTCTCGCTGACCATGATGGCCGGGAAGGGCACCCTGGGCAACGATAAGAGCTATTTCAGTGTCACGGCCGACTCCGGCCGGGGCATGATACGCCTGGTGGGAAGGATCAGCGAGTGGTATAACTCGGCCGATGACATCGAGGAGAAGGTGCGCGACTTGGTGAACCAGGGCGTGAAAGATGCTACCCTCTACCTGCGAAGCTGGGGAGGCGATGTGCTGCAGGCGAACGAGATCGCCAACGTGCTCAAAAAGAGCGGCCTCAACATCGATGTAGAAATCGGTGCCTGGGCTGGTAGCGCGGCAACGATCGTCAGCTCCCATTTCACGAAGGTGAAGATGGCGAAGAACGGCTGGTTCATGGTGCACAAGCCAAGCATGGAAGCCGAAGGCAACGAGGACGAGATGGAGCGCAACCTGAACCTGCTGAAGGACATGACCAAGCAGATCGCTGACCTGTATGCCAAGAAGACCGGCAAGAGCGCGGACTACATCAAGGGCAAGTGGATGAGCGATTGGTGGATGAATGCGGAGCAGGCGAAGGCGGAAGGATTCGTGGACGAGCTGATCGATGACGAAGCGCTGACTGCCGATGACATTGCCGAGATGAAGGCGAACGGCCTGGTGAAGCCTATTACTGCCACGGCTAAGCCAAAGGAATCGGACAACAAACCAAAAACCAATAATAAAGTGGACGAGAAAGAACTCATGGCCATGGCCCTCAGCCTCGGCCTGAAGGCAGATGCCACCGCAGCGGAGGTAACTGCCAGGATGAACGAGCTGAAGGAGAAGGCTGCAAAGCATGACTCCCTTTTGGCCGAGCAAAAAGCCAAGGACGAAACGGACAAGGCCACGCAGATCAAAAACATCCTGGACGAGGGTGTAAAGGCCGGGAAGATCACGGCCACCCAACACCAGTCGCTGACGGACATGGGTAAGACATCGACCGTGGATGCCATCAAATCGTTCGTGGATGCATGCACCCCTGTGAAGCCCATCAGCGGCAGCCTGAAAACCACCCCAACGGGTGAAGGTGCTGCGAGCGATGCCGACCAATACAAGACCTTCCTGGATTTCCAGAAGGCATCCAAAGAAGACCAGGGAAAGTTCGCAGCCGAACACCCGGACAAGCTGAAGGCGCTTTTCAAAGCGAATTACGGCAAAGAGATGAGCGACCAGCTCCTGGAGGGCATCAAGGCGCTGTCATAAAAATAGCATACGAAGCAGAGCAGATAAACAAGCAAATCAAACCAAGAACTAAAACCATAAACAGTGAAAACTGCAGCTAAATTCTTCTACGGCTTCCTGAGCATCTTCATGTTCGCAGTCGTGCTCTGCTCTGCGGGTATGGCAGCACCGGTGGCCCTTGGCCTCGGCATAGGCGGCTCTGCCCTGCTCTCGTTACATACCAAAGCCCAAAGCGGTGCGGCACAAAGTCTCGTGCTATTGGAGCTGTGGGACCAGGAGCTGATCAAAAACTTCCGGCACACGGGGAGTTGGGTGAACGAGATCCCGCGCAAGGACGAATATGTAATGTATAACGCGGTGAACCTGGTGCAGCTCGGTGTGGACCCTGATGTGCTGATCAACAACACAACCTACCCTATCGCGGTGCAACAGATCGATGACGATACGGTGATCATCACCCTGGGTAAGTATCAAACGAAGGCCACCCCGGTTACCGATGACGAGATGATCGGCATCCCTTACGACAAGGAAGGAAGCTTGCTGGAGCGCCACCGGCTTACCGTGGAAGAGCTATCCAGGAGAAGGTTGTTACACGCCCTGGCTCCGGCAGCGGACTCGGCCAGCACACCCCTCGTTTACACCACCGGTGATGATAATGGCAGCGGATTCAAGCGCTGCACTCCTCAAGACATAATCGACCTGGCAAAGCGCTATGCCGATGCAGGTATCCCGATGGATCAGTGGAGGTTGGTATTGAGCAACCAACATATTGCCGACCTGCTTCACTATGACGTTACCCTGAACACCAGGATGCAGAACAATGCGGACGGATCGATCATGCCGAACTTCTATGGGTTCAAGACATTCAGGGATATCTATACGCCTACTTACGCTGCCGATGGCACGTTGAACGCGTGGGGGGCAGCGCCTGTCGGGACGGACATGGTGTCCTCGATCGCTTTTGCACCGATAAGGTCATGGCAAGCGGCAGGATTCAGGAAGACATACTACAGCCCTGCAGCGCAGGATCCTTTGAACCAAAGAAGCCTATTCAACATCCGTGTGCATCACGGTGGGGGTAAAACGAAGGCCGAAGGTTTCGGGGGCATCCTGAGTGCACCGGTAGTGTAACAGCATTGGGAAAGTCGGGGGTCGTGCTCATGCTTCAGTGCACGGCCCTTTGGCTCCCAACTTCAGGTACAAGGTACCAGGTACAAAGTATTAGGATCGCGGGGTGGAGAAGACGGTTATCTCGGTAGGCTCATAACCTACAGATCGCGGGTTCGAGTCCCGCCCCCGCAACAAGATCACTCAGGGAAACCGGGCGGAAATCCGGAGGCATGACAAAAAACGAGGAGGAGGTGGTGCCCCCGCTCCTGTAGAGTGAAAGTCAAAAAGTCGAAAGTCAACAGTCAACGGAAATGAAAGTAGCCAGGGATTTTGATATCAGGGAGTTTGTGCCGAAGGCGATATGGGATGCCTATGGCCTGAACTCGCGCTGGTTCATCAGCACCTGGTGTGTGTCTTTCGCTCAATGGCTGAAGGATTATCTCACGGCTTACTATAAGGCTATCTACCCCGACCTGAAGACGGTGGCCATCGTGATCAACGACTGGCACTATGGCGGGCAAAGGCAATACAGCGGATTCCGGCCACCGGAATGCGAGGTGGGTGCCGATAAGAGCCAGCACCGGTTCAAGTGCGCCATTGATGTGAAGATCATCCTGGTGTTCAATGACGGCCGAAGGAAGGAAGTAGACTACAAAGGCATTCACACGCTCATCCACGAGAATGAGCGCGATTTCATGGATGCCGGGTTGACCACGGTGGAATCATACCAGGACGCTCGCTCCTGGATGCACCTGGACAACCGGTGGACCGGACTGAACAGGATACTTACCGTTAACGCAAAATAGCCATGGCAAAGAAACCGCTACTGAATACCAAAACGAAACAGGCGCTTGGCAGCATAGCCAAAGGCGTGGGGCTCGGGATACTGGACTCGATACCCGTGGTGGGTACCACCCTGAAGGCAAATGTGCAGGACGAGCTCGGAGGCCAGGGCAAGGTGAATTGGCTGAGGCTGATCACCAGCGCAGCGGCAGTGGCCGGGATCGTGGGTGCCCTATGGCTCTACGCGTCCGGCAAACTCACTTTCGATCAACTTACAGAACTCTTAAACCTATTTCAATAATGGCAGCAAAATCGCTTAATGAACTGCAACAGCGCGCTGCGCTGACTTTCCTCAATCATCCGGATGCAAAAAGCCTGCTCGTGACAGAGGATGGCAACTGCTTCCTGGAATCGGCCGACAATGCGGCCAAAAGCCATGCAAAGTCCGTTGGTTTGAAGATCATCACCATCCAACGCAGCGAGGTGAGCGCCAGGATACAGGCGATAGAGGAGGAGCGAATCGCTGCAGCAAAACGCCATCATGAGCGCATCATGAAGGAGCAGCAGGAAGCAAAGGCATTGGCCGACCAAGCGGCTAAGCAAAAAGAGGCCGAGGAAGAAGCCCGGAAGAAGGCTGAAGCTGAAATAGCTGCGAAGGCGAAAGAAGCCGAGGAAAAGGCCCAAGCCGAGGCTGAGGCTGCTGCCAAAGCTGCCGAAGAGCAGGCCAAGGCCAAGGCCGAAGGTGAAGCCAGGGATGCGCAGGAAAAAGCGGACGAGTCCGCCTCCGCAAATGCTATGGCGGACAACGATGATTGGACCGAGAAGACAATTGCTGACATCAGGAAAGTGATCGACACCATCACCAGCGTGGAAGTGCTGCAACGCAAGCTGGAGCAATGCCAGACCAAGGGTGGCGACAAGCTGATCCAGAAACGGATCAACGAGCTACAGTCCTGAACGAACATTTAAAACGAATTTAAAGCACATATAAAATGGCTTTTGAAGGACCACAGAATTTTGAAGGCGCTGCGAGCAACGCGGTGACGAGCGAGGACTCGATCTTCGGTGCGGTGATAGCCGGTGTGGCCACCGCTGAGTGGGTGCTGGGCGAAGTGAAAGTGATGCTGCAGGCGAGCGATGCCGAAGACCTCGGCATGGATGCGGCATACGATGCCAACAACGGCCTCCGCGCCTATACCGAGATCAAGGAGTATTTCCGCCTGCACCCAACAGGGAAGCTCTACGCGATATTGACCGCGACCGGCCAAACGCTGAGCGAGCTCTGCGACAATGCCGGAAGCGCACTGGTGGACCTGCTGAACTACGAAGAGCCGGCCGGGGCGGAGACGGCCAAGCCGGGCATCAAGTTCGTGGGCGTGATCAGCAACCGGAGTGTAGTGGGATCGATATGGAAAGCGACCATCAGCGCCCCGGGAGCGGACTACGTGGCGGGCGACCTGATCACGGCCACGGACGGAGCGGGTGAAGGTTTCCAGGTGAAAGTGACCACCGTGGATGGCACCGGTGGGGTGACTGGCATCGAGATCGTGAGCCGGGGAACCGGCTACACCACCGTGCCAACGGCATTCAGTACGGATAGTACCGCAGGAGCCGGATGCACCATTACCCCGGCCTATTACGTGCCGGCATTTACGAGTGGGCTGGACAACAGCACAGAGACAGGCGCTGCAAAAGCACAAGCTACGGCCGATGCATTCTTTGCACAGGCAGTCTACGTGGACGGAGTATTCATCGAGGCGCTGCTGGAGTCAGGGGCATCACTGAGCTCGCTGCCCGATGCCAGGCTGTGGGGACACAAACAGGTGCATTTGGTGGCGGCACAGGATCCTGCAATCACCAACCTGAACACGGCTTACTCCTCCTCTGCCGACATCGGATCGGCTCTCGGCATGCTGAGCATACGGGATGTGAGCGAGAACCTGGGGTCGGTGGATATCGTGAACAAGCCTGCCGCCCTCAAAGGCAACCTGAGCTACCCGCTCACCAGTTCTGCCGATGGCAGGTGGCTGAAGGCCGCCCTGACCAACGGGCTGGAGGTGAACACTGAAAACATGAGCCTGGCCGTGCAAAAGAGCCTGGACGACAAGGGCTACATCTTCGTGGGCAAGTACGAGGGCTTCCCAGGGAAGTTCTTCAGCGGGGATCCCTCCTGTGTGAGCGCCATCCATCAAAAGAAAAACATCCGCTCAAATCGTGTCTGGAATAAGGCCGTAAGGATAGTCAGGCAGACCCTGATCCCAAAGATGAAGGGCAAGGTGACTAAGGATAAGGATGGTAAGATCCGAAGCGGGCTGATCGCACATTGGGAGGAGCTCGTGAAGATCAATCTCACTACGCTCATGAAGAATACCGACCAGGTGAGCGATTACAGCTTTTTCATCAACCCGACCACCACAGTGAACGGTGACGGCAAGACGGTGATCACACACTACCTGAAGATCGTCCAAGTGGACAGCGCTGAGGTGATCGAGGGCTATACATCATTTGTAACTAACCTGTAACCATGGCAACTGTAAAAAGACTTATCAATCGGTTCGGAAAGATCACGGGATGGAATGACGTGACCGCAACCATCTTCGGGCGCAGCTTGGAGGGAATAATGTCCATTGAGTATGGCGACACTACGGACTGGACGAACGAGTATGGTGCGGGTGGACGGCCGGTGGGCGAAAGCGACTCGAACACTGAACCTACCTGTATGATAGAGCTTTACCTGGAGGAGATGCGCGCCATCCAGGAGAGCCTGCCCCCAGGAGTGGTGCTGCAGCGGATCCCGCCCTTCTCCATCATCGTGGAGTATGATTACCAGGGAAAGATATACAAGGACATCATCAAGAACTGCAGGTTCAGGACCAACGGGGTTAACACCGCCCAGAACCAAAAGAAACATACACACCGGCACGAGATCAAGTGCAGCCACATCGCGTGGAACGGTGTGGATCCGCTCGAGTAATTCATCAATCTATATAAACCATGTCAGAACAAACAAAACCGAAGCCTTTCTCCTCCATCACGGAGGCAATGCTGAACGAATGGAAGTCGAAACACGCACCACAAAAGGTGACCATAGCAGCCATACCGAAGGGCGACCCGGACGATACCTCTGCAGATGAAGGCGAGAGCCTGTTTGTAGTAGTGGACCCGGACAGGAAGCAAACCGAGGTGCTCACAACCTACGCCCTCAAAAACCAGATCGCCCAGGGAAATAACCTGATGATCAAGTCACTGGTGCTCGGTGGCGATATGGACGACCTGGACGACAGCGATACCTACAATGCGCTGATCGAGTACATAGGCCTGCGTATCGCCAAAAAAAAGGCAAGGTCCGTCAGCTCCTCCGAGATATTTCAGAGCAAGAAGGCGAAGAAAGCGGGCAGCTAGGGGATGACGAAGAGGAACGGGAATCGATCCGGCCATTGGCTGATCTCACGGAGGGTGAAGCCGAGGTAGGCATAGAGGAGATCAATTCACTGATCCGCTTTTACTATAAGATTGATCCCGATACTCTCACTGACCTGGAATGGGCGATGAAGTACCGGGATCTGTGTTTTATAAAGCAATGGGAAATACATCAAATGCGGCCAATGCTCCTGGATATGATAGGGCTCTTGTTTAAGGGATCCACAGGCATGTAAAACAATGGCATCGAACAGCGAACACCAGCTCACGTGGGTCATGCGCATCAAAGAGCGCGTGGCGGGCCCGTTGTCCAAACTGGCGAACGGGGCTGGCAGCGCATATCAAAAAGTGTCGCGGCTGGCATCGGGACTTGGAAGCACAGAGGGTTGGGTGAACCGGCTGAAAAGCGCTACATCGAGGGCGAGCATTGCCGACTGGATCAGCAAGGCGCATGACCGGGTGAAGGCTATCAATGACAGCCTAGCCAGGACCAAGGGGCATGTGGACCACATCAACCAGGGCAAAGGAATGAGAATGCTTGCTGAGGAGGCGTCACACGGTCATGTACAGGTGTCGCACCTCAATGAACAAATAGAGCATTCAAACTGGCTCATCCACCAACTCAAACACGCAGCGCTTCACCTGTTTGCCGGGCTGTCGCTGGCCGGGGCCATGCACGAGGTGGTTCATGCAACCGCCCAAATGGAAGGGCTGAGCAATGCCATTGTCTACGCTTCCGGAAGCGCACACGAGGGTGAGAAGACACTTCACTTCCTGGAACAGCGGGCGGACCAGTTGGGACTGGATGTGGTGGGCATGGCGGAGGGATATAAATCTTTTGGTGGTGCGCTGCGGGGCACCAACCTCACCGCTCAACAGGGGAGGCAGATATACAACCAGGTGAGCACGGCCATCAGCGCCATGAACCTGAACACGGAAGATGCCAAAGGTGTGTTCCTGGCATTGGGCCAGATGATGAGCAAGGGCACGGTAAGTGCCGAGGAGCTGCGCGGCCAGATCGGTGAGCGAATACCTGGTGCATTCTCTATGGCGGCCAAGGCCATGGGGGTGACCGAAAAGCAGTTGAACAAGCTCCTGGAGACCGGCCAGATCGCTGCGGTTGACTTCGTGCCTAAGTTTGCAAAGGTGCTGGAGAGCGAATTTGCGGGTGCCTTGGGAGCCAGCACCAACAGCCTGCAGGCGAACATCAACCGATGGAACAATTCCCTGCATCACCTCGCGGTAACGGTTGGCCAGATGCTTAAACCCGTAATGCTGGACCTGCTGAAGATCGGCACTGCCGTGGTTCACTTCTTCGTGGAGCATTCGGAGATCATCAGGTTCACCATAAAGCTATTGGTAGTGTATGTGGCAGGATGGGCGGCCTACCGGTCTGTGATACTTGCGACAAACATTGCAACCAAGGCCATGGTCTACCTGCAGGGTATCCTGAGGATAGCCATGCTGCTGAGTACAAGGGGCATTCAAGGCGCGACCATCGCCATGCGGGCATTCAACATGGCTACAAAGGCCAACCCGCTGGGCCTGCTGCTGGGTGTGGTAACCATGGTGATGACCAGCGTCAACTTATTTGCAGACAGCACGGATGAAGCAACAAAGGCGCAGCACAGGTTCAACAGCGCTTTGGATGAAACAGCCGAATCGCTGGACAAGCTGCGGATGAAATACCAGACAGCAACGCAGGCGCGCGATGAGTGGTGGCGCAAGCGCAAGGCTCCGGGGGATGAGATGCGCAATGCGGTGAATGACATTACCGTGCGGTTCGGAAACCAGGACCTGGCCAGGCCGCATCAAATAGACCAGATGCAGCAGGACTATGTGAAGCTGCTTCGCGAGCTGGAAGACAACAGGTATAAGGTACTCACCTACGAGCGGATGCTGCTGCAGAAGAATACCAACGGGCATACGTTCGGCCTGGCCGAAGTGAACAACAAGGTGATGCGTTACAGCTACGATCAGTTCGGAATGGACCAGGGCGAAATGAACAAGCTGCTGGCTCACCTGCGAAGGATGATCGGTGCGAAGGAGGACGGATCGGACGAAGACAAGGTGCTATCGGAACGCGAGAAGAAAATAAAGGCGAAGGCCGAAGGAAAGGAAAACGAGATACAGGCCAGCGACAGCCGGGTGCAGCACGTGACGCAAAACCTGACCGTCAACCAGAATTTCGACCTGGACGCTGAAATGAGCCAGGTGCAACGCATCACCCAGGAAGTGCTCAAGATCATCGTGAACGCCTCGAGGGATGCCATCATCATAGCAGGTAAAACATCATGATATGAGCCAACAAATAGTATTCGATATCGCCAATTTGTTCAGGGACGTGCATGCCACCGGTGTGAACGGGGTGATCATTCCCTACCCGGGATACAATGGCATTGCGGATGTGATAGAGGAGGCGCTTGGGATAAAGCGGTTCCCGGACATACCGACCGAAGAGCAGGACCCGGCACAGATCACCTACACGGATGTGCCAAAGGCGGAACCGGAACAGGCGCACGGCACCACTTACCTGGGAACGCCCTATTGGTTCCCTATCACTTTTCTGGCCAAGAGCCGAGGATATTGGAAGTACGATAACGGCAAGCTGTACCGGGATACTGGCATGGCGGATTTCCGCTTGCCGTTGACTTCCATCTGCAAGTTCAGCCGCCAGAAGGACATTACCCGCACCCGGGTCAACGGGGATGGCGGTGGGGTAACAGAGATATTCGGATTCATGCCCTGGCAGATCACCATACAGGGGGTGATACTGCCGGAACCGAATCAACCCCAGGGAAAAACTTCCATCAGGGACGTTATCGAGGAGTTGGTGAGTTGGGATGACGTGGTAGACGGTATTGAAGTGCTCGGTCACCAATTCGCTATGAGGGGTATCGACATGATCACCATCGATGAGATACAGATCGACCAGGAAAGGGGGCGCAAGGGCATGGTGCCATACACGATATACGCGAGCAGCGAGAAAACATTTGAGATCACCGCGCAATGAGTATAGAGTTCATAAAACTGATAGTAGACATTATCCTGCTGGCGCTGGCACCGGTGGCGGGTTATGTGATGAAGACCTACCTGAAAGGGATCAACGACCGGTTTGATCACCTGATCATCAGCATAGAGGCGATGCGTGAGGAGATGCACAAGATGCAGCTCCAGAACAGTGATCACCACGGCAAGATCAAGGGACTGGACGACAGGGTGACGAACCACGACACGCGGCTTAATTCACATAGTGAGCGGCTGAGGAAGGTGGAGATAGACCTGGCCAAGGGAACAAAACCATGAAAAGACTGATAACAATGGCGGTATTGGCGATGGCGTGTAAAGTAGTGTTCCCTGCCAACGAGCACAGGGAGCAGACGTTGACGTTTTACCAGGTGCAGCTTTTCCGGTTCAAGAAGACCTGGGAGACGCTGAGCAACAGCGGGGAGGTGACGCTGGCGAGGAACGTGAGCTCGTACCGGGGCGATCGCGGAACGAAGGATACGCAGATGTGGAAGAACCTGATACGTAAGGACGACCGTATAGAGATATATGCAGGATACAATGCAATACCGGATGAGCTGCCGTTGCGGTTCAGCGGGTATGTGAGCGGTATCGGCCTGGAGGCACCGATCACGGTACGCTTCGAGGACGAGATGCGGGTGCTGAAAAAGAAGTTCGTCAAAGTGTCGCATGCAAAGACTACCGTAAAGAAGATGGTGGAGGCCGTATTGCCCCCGGGCATCGAGACACACATCACGGACGTGCCGCTGCATAAGGTGGCGATCAGCAAAAGGACGGTGGCCCAGGTGCTGCAGTCACTAAAGGACCAAGTGGGCCTGCAGAGCTATTTCCAGCGGGGAAGGTTGGTGATCGGTGAAGTGTACTTCGATGACAGCGAAACGGTGATCTTGGATTATAACCGCAATGTGAAGGCGAGCGGCTTGGAGTACGTGGACCGGGAGGAGTTCCCAACCCAAGTAACGGTGAAATACATCGGCAAGGACGGCAAGCGATACGAAGGGGTGGTGGGTGTGGAAGGGGGCAACGAGATAAGCGTGTGGGACCTGAGGGTGCAGAGCGAGGCGGATGCAAAGAAGGTGGCGGCCAAAATACATGAGCACTACGCCAAGAGCGGGTATGAAGGGGTGATCAGCACATTCGGCAACCTGGTGATCGATCACGGGATGCAGTGCGAGATCCGGAACTCGGAGTTCCCCGAGCGGGACGGGGTGTATTGGATCAAGAGCGTGGAGGAGATATTTAGCTCCAACACAAAATACAAGGTGATCGTGGAATTGGATTATCAAGTAGGATGAAAGCGACTGCAGGTCCTGAATATAACGAGGAGGACATCCGGAGATCGATCCGGGCCATGGTGGCCGACATGGTACCCTTCCAGACCGTGTGGGGCACCGTCACGGCCGTGGATTGGGAGGCAAAGGAGTGCACGGTGGAGGTGGATGGCGTGGAATGGCACGAGGTGCTGCTCAGCATAGACGGTGGCGAATGGGATGTGAAGAAGCCTAAGGTGGGCACACCGTGCCTTGTGGGTACGGTCCAGAACCAGGAGGGACAGGGGCTACTGCTTTTTGCAAAGGAATACGAGGAGTGGCTGCTGAACGGGGATGCCAATGGCGGCATCGCCATAGCCCCGGAGCTGAAGGCACAGCTCGACAAAAACAACCTGCTGCTGAACAGCATACTGACGGTGCTGAACGGTGCACCGGTGACGGAGCCGGGCAATGGTGCTCCCTCCGCCCTGCAGCTCGCATTGAAAAGCGCAGTGGCAGGCAAACAGGTGGGTGATTTCAGCAAAATAGAAAGCAAAACGATCAAACATGGCTAAGATATTGGCATACCTGAGTGATGAGAATGGCGACACGATGCTGCGGAACGGTCACTTGGTGAAGGGTAATGCCCTGGCCCAGGAAGTGGGTGATGTGCTGCTCCTCAACCAAGGCCAGGTGAAGAACGCCCCGCTCATTGGGGCGAGCCTGATCCGGTTTGTGAAAGGAAAAACGGAGAAAATGCCGAAGGCGGTAACAGAGGCGCTGGAGCGTGACCGAAAGAAGGTGAGGCGTGTGGTGGTGGAAGGCGGAAAGATATACCCGGACGTATCGTATTAAAAATGGCAAGGAAGATCATAACCGTGCAGGAAGGCCAAAGCCTATGGGACATCGCCATACAGGAGTATGGAGGCATAGAGGCGGTGCGGACCATCGAGGAGCAGAACCCGGGAGTGAGCCGAAGCTTGGCTCTCAATGCTGGACAGAAGTTATTAGTGGAAGGCGATGCGGTGGACGCTGCCCTGCTGGCCAGGCTAAAGGAGGAGCAGGTAGTGCCGGTGACTGCATCGAAGGGCGAGGTGATCCTGAGCGTGGACTCAGGGTTCTCGCTTGGTTTTTCAATCGGATTTAAATCATAATTAAATGGCAACACAAACGGATTCGCAACTTAAAAGTCAAAAGAATACGCTGTTCGCGGACAACGTCACCAGGGACATCACCGAGGAGGACCTCCGGAACCACCTCGAGGACCTGATCGACAGCAAGGTGAACGTGGATAAAATCGGTGCGGCCAGCGGTGTGGCCGGACTGGACTCGGGCAGTAAAGTGCCCGTGGCTCAACTGCCGGTGGCCACTACATCGGCAAATGGTGTGGTGGAACTGGCGGCCGATGGCGAAGCGAGCGCGGATAAGGTGGTGCAGGGCAATGACTCCAGGTTATTGGATCCATGGACATATAATGAGACTTCCTTATCGCTTAATGGAACAATCGACATTGATGCAGATCAGTGGCTCGTTCATATCAGGCACTACGTGCAGAAAAGCGCACTCAGCGGACCTACTACGCTGAACATTATAGGAGGTTCAGATGGTGATCTGCTCGAGCTGTATGTGAAGCTTATACCGTCCGGTGGCGAAACACTCAGTTTTCATGCATCGATCAAATGGTTTGGCAGTGCGCCTACCATCGATAATACCCAAGACAACTACGCTGTGCTCCAATTCAGGAGAATAGACTCCAGGTGGCATGGTGCGCAATTGCTTTAATCATGAACTGGACTAGCGTAAAGACAGTATTGGCGGACATGTGGGACGGGCTTACCGATCTCTCGATATTCGGGGAGCTCGTACCGAATGCGGATACACACCAGCAACTGCTGACCGACATCAATAGCCCCAGCGAGGTGGCTGACCACCGGCTGTGGGCATTGGCACATTCACAATTCGCATACAATGTGAAAACCGACCTGGACCAGCAGCGTGTGGAGATCGAACAGAAGCGGCTCGAGGCAGCTTACGGAAACGACTTTTGGTGGCGTGCACGAATGCTGGAATTTCAATACGGCTACACTTTGGTGCGCAGCGGGAATTCCTATGTGTATGCGACCATCGACATAGAGGCGCAGATCATTAAACGGGTGAGCACGCGCAGGGCTAAAGGGCAAATACTACTGCTGACAGCACTTGAGAATACCGGCACCTCGGCTAAGCTGAGCACCGACCAGCTCAATGCCGCGCAGGCTTATTCGCTGACGATCGCCCCCTCGGGGATCATCCCGAAGGTAGTGAGCCGGGATCCGGATCTACTGCGGATCAACGAAATGATCATCCATTACGACCCAAATATCCTTACAGGCACGGGTGAGTCGATCTTAGAGTCGGGCGTGTTCCCGGTGGAGGATGTTATCGTGGCCTACCCCAATGAGCTGGAGTTCGAAGGGGCGTTTATCCTGGATGACCTCGAGGCCCGGATAAAGGCCGTACCGGGCGTGGTCAAAATAGGCAACCTGGACTGCTCGGCCAAGGCGAGCGATGCGGACGTGTTCATCGATATCGATGTAGACTACTTCACTGATGCCGGGTACATGATCCCTGATCCGGATACAACCTTGAGCAATCAACTCACCTATGTACCGGCCTTTTAGAATAGACCTTCAGAAGTTCATCTTGGACATGCTGCCGCCAAGGAAGCGATTTCAGCGCAGGGTGGAATTCGCGTATTGGTTCCTGCGGCCATTGTATCGATGGTACCGGCAGGTGCTGCAGCCGAGCTATGACCGGATGATGTACGAGCTCGACTTCAACAGCCAGGTGATCAAGCTGCAGTGGCTGCTGAACGATCAATTCGACCCGGCCGGTGAAGGGATAACTGTGGTGACTAACCTGGATAAGAGCAGGCTGTTCATCTATCCGCACATCAGCAGCAAGCCTAAATTCTACGCCTATAACCGATGGAAGGATGATGTCACGTATCCGCTCAATTATAAGGTGACTGAGGATTCCGTGGTTTACCGGTCAAAGGTCAGCAACATCAATTTTCAGCCAAGCGCCAATCCTTCCAAGTGGGAGAATCTTGGCCCGGTGACCTATGTGCGTAACGAGGGATATTACCAGGTGACACCGGATTACTTTATCAATGTGCCGAGTGCCTTGGAAGCCGACCTCGAGCAGATAAGGTCACTGGCCAGCAAATACACCTTCTCAGGAATATCATTTGAAATAATCGAAATATGAACATCTTAAAGAGTGAAACGAACAATGGCCTGGAGTTCAATTGGGATGCCTTCAGGTGGGAACAGGATGCCGTAAGGGAGGCTTTTTACGGCCTTATGACTGCCTTGGGGATAGAGAATGACGAGGGCTTTATCATCACAGGCTGTGCGGTCTCCGATGGCGGCAGCACGTGGAATATTGCAGAGGGTTACTTCTGCTTCAATGGTGAGATTTGCCATGTAAGCGCTCACACAATCACCAAGAGCCTGGGAGGTGGGCAAGATCATGGATGGACTATCCTGGAGACTTATGATGCGGATGGATTGATGCCGTTGGAGACTGGTGGGGTATTGAATACTTACGCTGTGCGTGAGGCTATCGTGACGATAGTGAGCACCGGAAGTCCTTATACACCAATGCTCGCTCCAACGATCATGCAAACGCTCTGGAAGAAGTTAAATGATGTAGGGGATGAATCATGGGTTGCAATAACACCCTTGAACGGAGCTACGGCCTCCAATTCACCCAGCGTTCGCATTGCCCGCGATGGAAAAGTGGAATTCAAAGGGGAGCTGCTTTGTGGGGGTATAACGGATAGCGTAGTAGGCAATGTACCATTGGGAAGTCGTCCGGAACACCCGATCTATTCAACCGCACTGTATGGTGGTGATGCCAGTTTCTTTCGCATAGAAACTGACGGTGATATCTATTTGAGCGGAACCTCGGCTACGGCTATATTCCTGAGTGCTGTCAGGAGGTATTACCCAGTTTAAAAGGTCCTTACATAATGAGAAAAGTGTTGCAATCGGGGTTGATTACCCCACTGTCTTATTATGGGGGTAAACAGAAGCTGGTAGACACCATATTACCGCTCATTCCAGTGCACCAACTATATGCTGAGCCATTCATTGGCGGTGGCGCTGTCTTTTGGGCTAAGAGGCCGAGCGAAACGGAGGTCATCAACGATACAAACAAGGAGTTGATCAACTTTTACGAGGTGGTTAAGAATGACTTCGTAGACCTTGAGAAGAAGATCCGGATCAGCTTACACTCGAGGGCGCTGCACCGATATGCCAAAGTGATCAATGAGAATCCGGATATGCCTTCATTTACCCGGCTGGACCGGGCATTGGCTGTTTGGGTGCTGGCTACACAGAGCTTTGCCAGCATGCTGGATGGCTCTTGGGGTTACGATAAGGGTAAGAATACCACGAGCAGGAAGATCGACAATAAGAGGGACTCATTTACCGAGGAGCTGGCCGTACGCCTGCAGCATGTCCAAATAGAGTGCACGGATGCCCTCCGGATCATCCGATCGAGGGATTCAAAGGACGCTTTCTTCTACTGCGATCCTCCTTACTATAACAGCGACTGTGGGCATTATGATGGGTACTCTGAAAGCGACTTTAAAGAGCTTTTAAGTACGCTTGAAAGCATCGAGGGGAAGTTCCTGCTCAGTAGCTATCCGAGCGATCTGCTTGCATCCTACACTACCAGGAATGGTTGGATGCAAATGGAAGTCGAGCAAGAGGTGACAGTGGCTAACAACGTTGGCAAGAGGAAACGAAAGATAGAGGTGCTTACAGCGAACTATGACTTGTCCAATCCAAGAGAGGATCTGACATTGTTTTAAATAAATCCGGGCGTTTGCAACACTTCAAAAGCCTGAGCCTCGAAAGCTGACCGTCCTTGCGGATAGGTCCGCCCGGATTGGCTCGTGACTTTCGAGGCTCGAAATAGAGAAGTGTTGCGGTACAAAAGTATGTGTATTTTGGCGCGATTCGTTTTGAAAAACGGACGCAATTCGTTTTCGCGATTATACATTTGCCGCTCTCATTTCGCGATATGAAAATTTCATACAACTGGCTGCGCCAATTCATTCACCTGGAAGAATCCCCCGAGGAGATCGCAGACCTGCTCACGAGCATCGGTCTGGAGGTGGAGGGCATCGAAAAATTTGAATCCCACAAGGGTGGATTGGCGGGCTTGTTGGTTGGCGAGGTGACAGAAAAAACACAGCATCCGAATGCCGACCGCCTCAGTTGCACCAGGGTTGATATCGGCACCGGGGAGCTGCTGCCCATCGTATGCGGAGCGCCCAACGTGGCCAAGGGGCAAAAAGTGATCGTAGCCCCGGTAGGGACCGTCTTGCACCCCACCGGTGGAGAACCCTTTGAGATTAAGAACGCAAAGATCAGGGGAGAAGAGTCGCGGGGAATGATCTGTGCCGAAGATGAGATCGGGATAGGTGCAAGCCACGAAGGCATCCTGGTGCTGCCCCCGGATACACCCGTTGGAATGCCGGTCAGTAAACTGTTCGACATAGAAACAGACGCGGTCTTCGAGATCGGTCTCACGCCCAACCGGGCCGATGCCGCATCACATCTCGGGGTGGCCCGCGACCTGAAGGCGGCCCTGCACCAACGCACCGGGCGGAACACCGCACTTTACAAACCTTCCATAGAAGGATTTAAGACCGAAAAGAACAACTGTATCATTTCAGTGGAAGTGGCGGATAATGATGCCTGTCCGCGTTATGTAGGAGTCACCGTGTCCGGCCTCCGGGTAGGACCTTCACCGGCCTGGCTGCAAAACCGTCTCCGGGCCATCGGGGTACGCCCTATCAACAACATCGTGGACGTGACCAACTACGTCATGTTCGAG